AAGGTAAAAAAAGCAAAAGAGCAAAAATAGGTAGAATACCAGTAGGATCTATTTCAGTAAGTCTTAAAGGAAAAGGAGGAGGTTGCCCTAGTGGTAAAAAATGTAGAGGAGCAGTAAATAAACCTAAATAATTTTGAAAAAAATATTTCAATGGCTTACAGGTGGCGTTATTAAAGAAGTTGGTGACGTAATTGATAAGTTAACAACCACAGACGAAGAAAAACTGCTGATTAAAAAGCAAGTTCAGGAAATAATGAACAAAGCTAATGCTGATGCAGAGAACCAAATAACAAGGCGTTGGGAGAGCGATATGAAATCAGATTCATGGCTTTCTAAAAACACACGACCTTTAGCCCTTATATTTTTGTCAGTTATGGCTATATCATTTATATGGGTTGATAGTCATGAGGAAATATCTTTTACAGTAGAACAAGAGTGGATTGCATTATTAAAGCAATTACTTACAACTGTTTATATAGCATACTTTGGTTCTAGAGGTATGGAAAAATTCAAAACTATAAGTAATAATAAATAATAAGAATATCAATTAAATCTAAATTAAATTAAATTATGAGTAAAGTAAACAAGATTAAAGACGAAGAACTACAAAAAATTGTAGAAAAAACTAAGGAGCAAAACGAATTATTAAGAACAATAGGTGTTCTTGAAACTCAAAAACAAGGTGTTTTAGTTCAGTTAGCTAGTAGTAATAAAGATCTAGAGGAAATTAAAAAAGAACTAGAAGATGAATACGGTCAGGTAACTGTAAACCTAGAAGACGGTAGTTATACTGAAATCGAAAAAGAAGATGACAAATAATATTAGAAAGATCAGTATCGGATCTGACTACAAAAATGATGCTATGCATTATTCAGTAGGGCAACAAGTATATGGTGGTCATGAAATATCACATATATTGCTAGATGATTCTGATAAATCTTATAATATACACATCAAAAAAAACAACGACGTATTGCCATGGAAAAAATTTAATTCTAACATGGCAATATCAGTTGAATATGATTTAGAGTATTAATGAGAAGTTTATATGACTTTATAGTTAAACCTGTAGGAGAAGAATATGATAATGAAAAATCTATAGGTGATAAAAAAATTATATTAAATACTAAGATAGAGAGTTTTAAATTTGTAAATAATTTAGCTGAGGTTGTAGAAACACCTAAAGCATACAAAACTCCTATTGAAAAAGGTGATTTAATAATAATACATCATAATGTTTTTCGCACGTTTTACGATATGAAAGGCAATAAAAAGAAAAGTAGATCATCTTTTATAGATGGTTTATATTTTTGTGCTTTAGATCAAGTGTATCTTTATAAAAAAGATATAAAATGGAAGTCTATAAACACTAGATGTTTCATAAAACCGTTAAAGATAAAAGACGGATTAGAAGTAGCTAAAGAGAAAAAGCTTATTGGTATATTAAAAATAGGTAATAGCTCGTTAGAAGCGCTAGGAATAAACGAGGGTGATACTGTTGGTTATACTCCATACGGTGAATATGATTTTATTGTTGACGAAGAGCGTTTATATTGTATGAAATCAAATGATATTGTTATAAAGTATGAAAACGAAGGAAACGAAGTTGAATATAATCCACGCTGGGCAAGTAGCAGTTGAGGAGTTAATAAAGGTGGCCAAAGAACCTATAGTAGATTCAGACGATGACATATCAGCTGACAGACTTAAAAACGCAGCAGCTACAAAAAGCTAGCTATATTTGATGCTTTTGAAATACTAAGCAGAATACAACAAGAAGAAGAATTATTAAACGAAAAACCTAAAGAAGTTAAGCAAGAAAAAGCTTTTAAAGGTTTTGCTGAAGGTAGATCTAAATAATGTACGAGCAGCAGTTATATAAAGTATTAAATAACTATATAGATTCTAAAACTTTAAATCATAAGAATAAATATAAGAAATGGGATTACGGTTATAATGAAGAATATGATGTTGTCGTTATAAGTAAAACCGGAGAAATAGGTGAGGTTTATGAGATACAAAACTTAAAAATTGCATTACCTAAAAAACATGATGTAATTAAATTTGATAATAACAAATGGAGTTACTCAGGTTATCCTAAGGAATTAAAAAAAATTAAATCAGTATTTGACTGGGAAGAATACCCTTTAGATTTTAAAGAAAAATGGTATGATTATATCGACAAAGAGTTTACAAGGCGTGAAGAAGGTTTTTGGTTCATTAATAAAAATGTTCCTACTTATATTACTGGCACTCACTATATGTACTTGCAGTGGAGTAAAATTGATGTTGGGCAACCAGACTTTAGGGAGTCAAACAGATTATTCTATATATTCTGGGAAGCTTGCAAAGCAGACACAAGATCTTACGGAATGTGTTATCTTAAAAACCGTAGATCTGGATTCTCTTTTATGTCATCAGCCGAGTCAGTTAACCTTGCTACAATATCCACAGATTCAAGATTTGGCATACTGTCAAAATCTGGTCCTGACGCAAAGAAAATGTTTACCGACAAAGTTGTACCAATATCAGTCAACTACCCGTTCTTTTTTAAACCAATACAAGACGGTATGGATAGACCAAAGACCGAACTTGCGTACAGGGTACCCGCTTCTAAATTCACGCGTAGAAAACTTGATGATAACACTAAGTTGCAAGAGATCACGGGCCTGGACACCACTATCGATTGGAAAAATACAGGGGACAACTCTTATGATGGTGAAAAACTAAAGTTATTAGTTCATGATGAATCAGGTAAATGGGAGAGACCAAACAATATATTAAACAACTGGCGTGTTACAAAAACAACACTTAGACTAGGTAGTAAAGTTATAGGTAAGTGTATGATGGGAAGTACATCAAACTCTTTAGATAAGGGTGGTGATAATTTTAAAAAATTATATAACGATTCAGATGTTACAAAAAGAAACGCCAACGGACAGACTAGCTCGGGACTCTATTCTTTGTTCATACCTATGGAATGGAATTACGAAGGATACATTGATTCTTATGGCATACCTGTCTTCGACACACCAAAAAAACCAGTTGAAGATCCTCACGGGGCTAAAATAAAAATAGGTGTAATAGAGTACTGGCAAAACGAAGTAAACGGTTTGAAGGAGGATCAAGATGGTTTAAATGAATTTTACCGTCAATTCCCAAGAACTGAAGAACATGCTTTTAGAGATGAGGCTAAATCATCTTTATTTAATCTAACTAAGATATACCAACAAATAGATTGGAATGCTGATTTAAAAAACAGCGGAATAATAACTCAAGGAAATTTTCAATGGGTAAATGGTGTAAAAGATACTAAGGTATTATTTATGCCAAGCAAACAAGGTAGGTTTTTTTTATCTTGGACGCCACCTATTGAAATGCAAAACAGAGTTGTAATTAAGAATGGATTAAAATGGCCAGGTAACGAGCATACTGGAGCGTTTGGTTGTGATAGCTATGATATATCAGGTACTGTTGACCGAAGAGGTTCTAATGGTGCTTTAACAGGTTTGACCAAGTTTAGTATGGAAAACGTTCCACCTAATCATTTTTTCTTAGAATACATCGCTCGTCCACAGACGGCTGAGATATTTTTTGAAGATGTATTAATGGCTTGCGTTTTTTATGGTATGCCAATACTAGCAGAGAACAACAAGCCAAGACTTTTATATTATTTTAAAAGAAGAGGTTATAGAGGTTACTCAATGAACAGGCCAGATAAAAAATATAATAAGCTTTCTACAACAGAAAGAGAAATAGGTGGAATACCTAATTCAAGTGAAGATATAAAACAAGCACACGCCGCAGCTATAGAGTCATATATAGAAGAACATGTAGGTTTAAAAGAAAACGGTGATTACGGTGATGTGTATTTTCAAAGAACATTAGAAGATTGGGCTAAGTTTAATATAAACAATAGAACGTCTCATGATGCTTCTATAAGCTCAGGTTTAGCTATAATGGCTTGCAACAAAAATAAATATAGACCAAATCCTATTATTCAAAGAAAAGTTTACGATTTAGGTTTTAAAAAATATAACAACAAAGGTACATTGTCAAAAATAATCGAATAGATGAAAATATATACTAATTCAAATAGCGCTTTTCCAAGTCAGGTAGTACCGGATGCGGAAAAAGCTTCATGGGAGTATGGATCTCAAGTAGCTTCCGCTATTGAAACTGAATGGTTTGACCAAGGGAGAACTAACGGTAATAGATACTTAACTAGTTGGAATAACTTTCACAGTCTAAGACTATATGCTAGAGGTGAACAGCCTACACAGAAATACAAAGATGAATTGTCAATAAACGGCGATTTGTCTTATTTAAATTTAGACTGGAAACCAGTACCAGTTATATCTAAGTTTGTAAATATAGTTGTAAACGGTATATCACAAAAAGAGTTTGATATAAAAGCTTTTTCACAAGATCCTGAGTCAGTTAAAAAAAGAACTAACTATGCAACGGCTATTGCTGAAGATATGTTTGCTAGAGAGCAAATAGCTTTAGCTCAACAAACATTAGGTATTGACGCTTCTCAGTCTAATATACCACCACCATTATTACCTGAGACAAAAGAAGAATTAGAGCTGCACATGCAGTTAAGTTATAAGCAGTCAATTGAGATAGCAGAAGAAGAGGCTATATCAACAACACTAGCTAAAAATAGATGGGAGTTAACTAAACGTAGAATTAATGAAGATTTAGTAGTATGCGGAATAGCTTGTGCTAAAACAAACTTTAATAAATCTAACGGCGTAACAATAGATTACGTTGATCCAGCTCACGTTATATACTCTTACACAGAAGATCCTAACTTTGAAGACATATACTATGTTGGTGAAGTTAAGTCTATAACTATACCGGAACTAAAAAAACAATTTCCGCAAATTAGTGAAGAAGAGCTAGAGAAAATACAAAAAATGCCTGGAAATAGGCAATACATAACAGGTTGGGGTAATTACGACGCTAACACTGTTCAGATATTATATTTTGAATATAAAACTTATATGAACCAAGTTTTTAAATTAAAACAAACAGATAATGGTTTAGAAAAAGTTATTCAAAAAACGGATGAATTTAATCCACCACCGGCAGATACTTATGATAGAGTTTCAAGAAGTATTGAAGTACTATACAGCGGCGCTAAAGTCTTAGGCACTAATACTATGTTAAAATGGGAATTAGCTGAAAACATGACAAGACCAGCTTCAGATAGTACTAAAGTTGAAATGAATTATGCTCTATGTGCACCTAGAATGTACAAGGGTAGAATAGAATCTTTAGTAAGCAAGATAACTGGTTTTGCTGATATGATACAAATAACTCATTTAAAAATGCAACAAGTATTATCTAGGATGGTACCGGATGGTGTATTCTTAGATATGGATGGTTTAGCTGAAGTCGATTTAGGTAACGGTACAAACTATAACCCGGCAGAAGCATTAAACATGTATTTCCAAACTGGTTCTATTGTTGGTAGATCATTAACACAAGATGGTGAATTAAATAGAGGTAAAGTACCTATTCAAGAATTAACATCATCAGCTAGTGGTGCTAAATTACAGAGTCTTATACAAACTTATAACTATTATTTACAGATGATACGTGATGTCACAGGCTTAAATGAAGCTAGAGATGGTAGTATACAAGATAAAGACTCACTAGTAGGCATAGCTAAAATGGCCGCTAATCAATCTAATATAGCAACTAAGCATATTAATCAAGCTAGTTTATATTTAGCTCTTAGAATATGTGAAAATATATCTTTAAAAATAGCAGATGTATTGTCTTTCCCTTTAACAAGAAACGCTTTAATTGAAAGCATATCTCTTTATAATGCTCAAACACTAGGTGAAATATCTAATTTGAATTTACATGACTTTGGTATATATTTAGAGTTAGAACCTGACGAAGAAGAAAGAGCTCAGCTAGAGCAAAACATACAAATAGCTTTAAAAAATAACGGTATTGATCTTGAAGACGCTATAGATATTAGACAGATAAAAAATCTAAAGTTAGCTAATCAATTACTGAAACAAAAAAGAAAAAAGAAAATAAAAAGAGATCAGGCTCAACAAAAGCAAATGATTGATGCGCAAGCACAGGCAAATGCTAAAGCTTCTGAAGCTGCTGCTATGGCTGAGGTTCAAAAGAATCAAGCTATGACAGAGTCTAAAGT